TATAGTCATTTGTAGATAGACCTTTACCAGTTTCTTTTGCTACAAATTTTCCTTCTCCCCAAGCTTTAATTTTTCCTAATGCTGATTTTAAAATTGAATCATTTACAAAACTCATAATATTTTTCTCTCTTTCTGTTTATTTTTTATTCGAATACTTCTTTCCACATACTGTCTAATTCACTATCAGACATTTCTGTGGCTGTTCCCTGCATATCTTTCCATGCAAAGTCATAATCAATGTCGCTTGCTTTTTGCAACACTTGATCTTTATTACCACCTGCTGGAAGAGTTGCAAGTTCTTTTTGTTGTAATTCTTGTTTTAAATTAATTAATTGTTCATACAGCAACTTCATGTTTGGATCCATTGGTTGTTGTTCCTTATCATCCTGATCATATTCGACATCTTCGATTTTCAATCTAAACGGTTCAAATGTCTTAGTAGAATTATCATCACTGTTTCTGCCAATCAATGTACAGGTTAATACCCCTGCTGTTTGAGTAAGATTTTCTCCAATGATAAATAGATTTTGAAGTAATGGTATTTCAGTTACTTCATCGTCCATATCTACTTTCAAGTAGAAGTTCCAGCCATCAATGAATAGATTTTTGTTGGTGAATTTGACAGCTGTATTGTTGCTATCATACTTTCTTCCAGCATAGAAGATATTTCTAGTACATGAATGTGATTGATTTTCATTCAGATAGATTTCAATAATTCTCATATGTTAACCCTTGTAAAAGATTGCATCACTAAATGAATTGACTGTCCTAGCAATCCTGTCGACACCTGAAATATTGATTCCATTCAAATGAACTCTGAACAATTCAATTTGACGTAAAGCACCACCGTTTTCAAGATCATCTTTTGTTAATGACGGAACTGTTTCTTGTTCTCCAGGTGTACCTTGGATGACAACAATATCGTGTGATTCTCCGCTTTCATCAATTTTAAATTGAGCAACGATACAATCGCAACGTTTCATGTTTTGAGTACCATTTTCAATTGGCACATCGCAATACATTCCTGGTTTGATTCTAAGAAAATGTCCTTGGTTTATAAGTAATCCATCAGCAATCCTTACTTTGTTATTGCTGACAATAGAAGCTTCCATTTGATTACCTTTTGTAAAAATACCATCAACTGAATATAGAGCATCAAACAAATATGCATCGATACTTGCAGATACTTCTTTTCCTGTCAATGTAATTGCCTCAACTGCATCACTTGAACTTGCCATCTAATCACCTACCTTGTAATCAATGTCACAGTCTGTGTAGTCTTTTTCAAACGTACATTTAACGATTTTTTGTACAATAGGCTTTTGCATAGAAATACCTGTTATGTATTCTTTTGCTCCTACGATATCACCAATTTCAGGAGATAAATTATCAAATGTAATTTCTAAAGAGTTATCAGTCTGTGCTTCTTTTAATTTTGTTTTGGTTCCATCTATTAATTCTTGAATGCTTTCAACATTTGAATAGTCATATGTCATTGTATTCAGTTCACTTGGAATCATAGAGTCATCATCAATTTCACTCAGTTCTAAGTATTGATCATTGATTTTAAAGACATGAACAACCTGCCTTTCTTGCAAATCGCCTTTGCCTAATCCAATGCAATGATTACATTGATTTATATCTTTTTTAGCGATAATCTGCAGATTGTAATCATTGTCGAATTGGAGTTTTTCGGAATAATTGATAATAGGCTCAACTGAAAGTTCAATCTGTCCATCTTTATTCCAAATAAGTTTAAGTTTGGCATTTGCATCATTTAGCATTGTTTCAAATGCCTGCAACGTGTTGTAATAACGTGCCTGATAATTAATGGTTATTCCACTATCTTCTTGTGAAACAACAAAAAAATCAGCCAGTTTCTTTTTTAAACTTACTGATTTAGATTTATTTTCAATATAATTGAAAAAATCAGTTGATGAATTGATATATTCTCGAATGCATTCATTTGCTTCACCTATGAATTCATAGTATTCATCAGTTCTTTTTTTAGGCTGAATAATATCATTTGCTAGCAATTTTCTTGGGCATATACCACCTATTTTTACTTCTTCAGCCTCAGTATCTATTTCGATACTTTTTACTATCCCACCAAATTCGGTACCGACACAATAAAACTTGCTGTCATATGTTAATTTGCGGTCCCAGCTGTCCGTTGAAACGGTTATTTCAAAGTCGTTCTTGGCTTTGTCATATGTTCCAATTTCCAAGTCTAGGCTACAGTTTAACAATGGTCCTTGTTCGATTCCGTTAGGATCCGTGTAGATGAACTCCATCATCATTCATCACTCTCCCATTTTGGCTCGCTTCTTGCATCATAGACAACGATATCAAATGAAAAAGAATTGTTCCAAACGACAATATTTGTACCAGGTGGGATGGGAATATACAATCTATTGTCTTTGTTCCTGTCATTAAAAACATTGATTTCATCACCGTGTGCTGTGATTTTTACAGCTTTCTTTTTCATTGTATCGATTTCAAGTCTTTCATTTGCTTCAAGTGTCGTATTGATTTGATAAAGGTTGTCTCCTATTTTAATGGCCGGGTCTTGTGCCGGACCATATATTCTTAATAAAATATCATTTTCAACGACTCCAGTATTTCTAACTGTCATTTGTCCTTCACTTGCACCATAAATATAAGGATATTTATAGGAATACTTCTTTGTTCCAGCTTTTTTTCCTTCACCACTGCTGTAAAAATGGTAGGTATCTTCCTTGATCCATTTAGTTGAATCAGTTACCAGAGTTAAATCTACCTTTGCGTATGGAAGAATATATGACTTCATGTCTTTTTGGTTTTTAAAGATATTGCACTCTAAATAGTAGTCATTATAGAAGAGTTTCCCTTTGACATTGCTTACGTTATCTACATCGAATATCTCAACGAGTCTATTTAGAGCACTGTAGAAGTCTTTTTGATTTTGGCTAAAGATATCTACACTAACCTTTTTCGTTTCGACATCACGATAAAAGCGTGTGACCCTTCTATTTTCAGTTTCATATGACCACTCAAAGTTAAAAAAGTCAGTTTCTACAATATGATAAGGAGCACTTAACAAATCTATTTGCTCATTGTTTGAATTGACATAATATACTTTCATAAATGCTCCTTTCTAAATAATTCTGGCAAATTCACGCTTGTCTACTTTGAAAGACATTCCACTGTTTTTAATTGCTTTAGCAGTTGAATTTCCCATCTTATCATAATCAATTTTTAATTCATTTGTGACATTGCTTTCAAATGCTGTTTGTCTTGCGATATCAAGATTTGTTTTCAGTTCGATATCATCCAAATTGAAGTTCATGATACCATTCAAGTCACTTGTCATTTTTTCAAGTTCTTTGTTCATGGATTTTTGAGCTTTTGGCATGGCCACTTCAAACCCCACAGCAATACCTGGTGGTAAGAATTTACCAATGGCATCTCTCATGACTCTTGATGGCGAATTAATTCCAAGTGCACCTTTGAAGCCGTCTATAACACCTTTTGCAAAATCTCCAATTTTTCCAAGCAACCAGTCTTTTGCATTTTTGATACCGTTCCAAATGCCCTCAACGATATATTTACCAATATCGGCCATCTTTCCTGGTAATCCTGAAAGAGTATTGACAATTCCATCCCATAGTGATTTGGCTGCTTCAATCCCTTTTGAACCCATCTTGACAACGAATTCAGCAACCTTTCCAATAGCATTTGACAATACGTTCCAAATTTGCCCAGGTAATCCTGTAACAAAACTGATGATGCTTGATACAAAGTTTGACCCTGCTTCATATCCTTTGGAAATCAAATTCAAAGCAAACTCAGCTACTTTTCCTATGATATCAGTTATGTATGTCCAAAATTGACCAGGCAACTGAGAAATCCAAGAAATAAAACCTGTTACGAAATTTGGAACATCAACCGTTAAAAATTCAACGAATTTAATTCCTAAGCTAACGATAAAACCAATTATCGAACCAATCGCATAGCCAATGTTGTATGGCAACTGATTGAAAAATTCGATTGCTGAGCTAATAAATCCTGTTAATATTTCAATGAAACTGTCAAATGCTTGCGGTATCGTTTCAGTAAAAAATGATGCAATTGATTCTCCAAGCCCAGAAAAAAATTCAACAATCGTTTGACCGATATTGCTGAAAGTCTCTACAAGCGTGTCAATTGCACCTGGTATCGATTCAGTAAAGAATGAGACGATTGTATCTATCACAGGCCCGCATGTTGATGTTATAGAATTCCATAGATTTATCCAGAACGACCTGAAACCATCGCTTGTATTCCATAAATAAATGAATCCAGCTATCAAGGCAGCAATAGCTGCTACAATTAGGCCGATTGGATTCAACATCATTTCGCCATTTAATAGTTTCTGCGCTAATGCTAATCCCTTGGTTACTCCTTCGGTGAGAAGAACTATTCCTTTGTAAGTAGCAAGTGCTGTTGCTACAGTAAGAATAACAGCTGATAATGGTGTAAAGTTATCAAGTGCAACTCCTGCTACATCATAGAACAAATCACCTAAAGGCTGTAACTGATCTTTGACCTTTCTAACTTTTGATTCCAATTCTTGCATTGGAGTCGTTGTTTCATCAGCAAACTGTTGTCCTTTTCCTGAAACATCATCAAAAGTAGTTCCAACACTATTCAACGCTTTAGCAAATGTAAGATTGGCATCTTCTCCCATTGTACCGAAAGCAGTAGCTGACATTGTCAATGCTTTTTGTTGATCATCACATTTAGTAATGTCACTTACGATACTGTCGATAACATCCTTTTGAGTAGCTTTTCCATCCTGCCATGCTTTGAATGTCTTTTGTGTTTCGCTTGAAAATGAACCTAGAGCACCCTCAATAGTTCCATCAGCTAAACGAGTAGTTACTTCATTGATGGCATCATTTACCTTATCGAGATTATACGCTCCACTATCGGAGCCATTTTTCAATAATTGGAAATATTCACTTGCTGAATATCCCGCTTGAGAGAACTTTCCTGAATACTCTGAAATGTTATCTCCTAGTTCATCAGTCCAGTCCAACCCTTCTTGAGTTCCTGCGACAATATAGTCCATTGCTTCTTGTGCAGTTAACCCAAAGTTTTTCATCAATCCTTTGACACCACGCAATGTTTCATTCATATCTACATCAAATGTATCTTCAAGAATGATTGCTTGTTGTGTAATAGTGTTTAGAGTTCCGTCATCCATTTCACCAAGATTTCGCTTGATTCTTACAACGGCTTCGGCCACTCGGTCCATACTTTCACCAAGTCCAGCCTCATAAACATCCTTGATGACCTGTGCAGTCTGTCTCGCTTGGTCATCTGTTTCTCCTAGAGCGCCTTTGACACGTGCAACTGAATCTTCAAAATCAGCATAGACTTCTTTTCCAATTTCAGTCCCTTGCTTAATTGCTTCTCCTATGGCTAGATATCCTGCAATCTTAGCACCGAATGATTTGACTTTGTCTTCCATTTCTTGAAGTGCTTCTTCAAAGCCATCGGTGTCAGGAGGTTCTATTTTAGGGGGTTTGATATTTTCATTCGAAAAATCATCCGCTTTTTTCTTAATGTTATCTAATATAGATGATGCTTTATCTTCGACATCAACTTTACCATCAACATCTATAGCTTTTTCAACCGCAGATGCTTCTGATTTTACTGTCTGGGCACTCTTTTCAAAATTGGAAGTTTCCATTTTTGCACTACCTTCAACTTTTGCATTGTCAGTAGCTTCTTTTGAAAAACTTTCAACCTCGTTTGATGCTTCATCAAGCTTCTTTTCTAGTTTCTTAGTATCAGCATCAACGTTAGGTTTAGCTTCTTTTTGTGATACATCTTTAGCAAATTTATCTACTTTTTTCTCAGCTGTATTGAGTTTCTTATCAACGTTTTTATCATTGATTTCTAAATCAATTACAACTTTACCATCTGCCATCATACCACCTGCCTTTAATTTATTCTTTTGGAATTCCTAACGATTCAAATAATTCTGCTTCGATTTCTTCCTGAGTTCTTTGGAATGGGTCCCCCTGTTCTTGAATAGCATAGTAATCTTGAAGTTCTTTCATTCTTGCACGTTCCTTCTTGTCCTTGATTTTCGATAGATCCGCAGTTCTATATCCAACGATCTGAACAAACTTGGTGTCGTCATTCAACCCATTAAGTAATGCTTTGAATTCCCACCAATGCATATTGGTTCTCAATAGATTTATGCCATACTGCTGCATAAACGCAGCAAAGATGAGGTCCATATCATAATCAAAAAGAAACCCAACTTTTTTATTAGGTTTCTTCTCAGGTTTATCCGGTTTATTACATTTGTAGAAATCAAGAATTCCTTTCAGTAATTCCAATGAATCAACATTTTCCATGTACAATTCATAGTTTGGAATCACCAAATCAAACAGCATAGGGATTTTATAATTTTCATCAATATACTTGTCAGAAACGATACAAGAGAATTGAATCCATGTTCTAAAATCAGTTCTTATTTCTATTTCTTGATTTTCTATTCTTATTGTTTTTTGAAGATCTCTTTTGTCTAGAATTAACATAATCTTTTAACCCGTATTTGTTTTTTGTGTAATCCATTTGCTTTTGAAGGTTTCCAAATTCCCTTGTAAGTGAGTTTAAACTGTCAAGCTCATTTTTGATTCTGTCTTGCTTTTCTTTTTGACGTTCAGTCGTAGCGTGTTCATCAAACTTGGCTTGAATTTCTTCTGCAAGAGCTAGGATTACGTAGTAAGGTTTTAAATCATCCTTATCGAAAAGATAATCATATGAGCCTTTTCCTAATAATTCATCAATGACGACTTGACAGTCTTCAATAAAGGTATCGTCAATTGTACGATTGCCTCTGTATTTTTTGATGAACTTGTCAATCAGCAAATGATTATCGATATTGTCAGCATCGATACTGAAAATACGATCTTTAATTTTTACATCGAATAAATTCTCTTGAATCTTGATTTCTAACATAGTAATAATCCCTTTCCTATTTGATTTCTATTTGCCTGCTGGTGTGGATGACGCACCTGATTGAGGTGAAGCAGCTGTAAATTTACCAGTTGTGTAGTCATATTCACCTGCAGTAAATTCTCCGGTTGCTACATTGTATTGGCCATGTTCGGAAGCTCCCTTTTGAGCGAAAGTTCCTTCCAATGCAATTTTTCCTCCGCCTTCACCAGAACCAGGATTAGATGGTTGAATTTCATACTGTCTATGATGTGCTGCAAAGCATCCGTTTGAACCTTCAACAGGGGCCCATGTTTCAATTTCATACTCATCAAACATGGAACCAATGACTTCTTTTTTACCGACTTCATAGATATGTCTTACAAATTCATTATTAGGAATCAATTCTCCTGAATAAGAAACCGATGGTGTGTATGCCATCATATTTGAATGAGAAGTCTTTTCATTGATATATTGTCCGTCATCAGTTGAAGGATCCACAGCTTGTGTCCAATCCGTTAAACCAGTACCAGCCAATACAGGCTTTGATACACCATCGAATTTGACATAGTGTAGGTTTTCATGACGGTTTACTACAGTATTTCTTAATGTTTGTGCCATTATTCAAAAGCTCCTTTCTTGTAGTAAGTTAATTGATAAAGTGCTGAAAAATTAGCAATGCCATTGTCATAGGTTTCAACACCAGGATTGGCAATCATTTCTAATTTCTGTGGAACTATATCATCAGGAAAAACAATGTTTTCAAATTTATTCATTGTTTCCATTTCAAATTGGTTTGCTAAATCATCTAGAACATCCGTGATTTTCTTGACGCTCTTTTCAGTTTTAGCTCCTGATTGAAAATTAATATAAAAAGGCAATACCGCAGTATAGCCTCCTATAATATTTTCATTTATTTTTTCAGCACGATTAGATATTCTTTGAACCATGATTTGGTCATCCTTGTTTGAAGTAAAGAAATCTAATTTCCACATGTTTTTTTGTACATTTTGAATATCCAACTTCTTGCAAAAGTCATAGATACAATCCAATACCCTGTTGTATTCTTCATATGTCAGTTTTTTATTTGATTTATTTTCCATTTCTAAACACGTCCTCTACACTTTTAATCCATTTCTTGATGTTTGCTTTCTTTGATTTTTCAAACCATTTGGCAGTTGCCTTTGGATGACGTGACTTGTCAAAGTTCATCCCTGTACCTTTATACACATGTTGCGCATAATCAGTATCGTAAATGACTTGTTTCTTTTCTTTGGCACTATCACCAATATCGGGTGTTTCTCTCAAATGCGTATGATGTAGATTGGAAAAAGGAACGTAAGGATCAGTATCTCTTATTACAGCATTCTTAAGAGTATGATAGGCTTTCTCCTTAGTCACTTCTAAATCCTTCCTTACTCGAGAAAAGTCAACATCAATAGAAATCTTCAAGAAGCATACACCTCAATAAACTGGATTTCTTTCGTTCCTGGCGGGCGATAACAGGCATATTTATTGATTGAATAGACATTTGTTGTCTTTTTCAATTCATCGTAGTCTGTTTCTTTTACTACATCCAAGACAAAATAATCTTCATTTCCAATCGTAAAAGTATTCTTTTTTGACTTGTAATCATGCTGATCAACAAATGTAAGCTCACCACAATCACTCAAATCAATCGTTAAAAGAACACTGTCCGCATCAGAAATCCCCTTGTTTGATTGTGTAATGCCATAGTTTTCATCAAATCCAACGTTTTCAAGAACGTATGGAATAAAAGTATCTTCGTCAACTTTATGAATCAAAGTAACAGTAAAAGGTCTTAAAATACGAGGAGAGCTAATCATATCGTTTGGCCACTCTGCACATAAGACCTTTTCTTCTCAATTCACTTTTGATCATATAAGCTGAAACGGATGAGAAAGGAACACCATTGAATTTATTGCCCCTATCACCATAAGAGTAATTGAAACCATCTTTTGATACGCTTTGCAAGTCCAAATCGCTTGTACCGTTTAGAGCATTCAAACCACCATTTGCTTGAAGATAATCAATCTGATAGCATACTGCTCGTTTAAGCTCCAAACAGTAATAATCGATATTTTTTTCTAATGCCCATGGTGCAATGAATTGTTCAGCGTAACCCTTGACTAAATCAATTACAGGTTCAACAAGGTCCTCAAATTCAGGTTGACATATTTTTCCTTTGAATGTATCTACGTAATATTCATACGAAACCTTCATACTATTCTTCTGCTGTATCTTTCTTAGCTTTAGATGCTTTTGCTGGAGTTTTAGCATTTGCTTCTAATTCTTCAACTTTTGTTGTTAAATCAGCGTTTTGTGCTTCTAATTCAACGATTCTTGCATCTTTTTCTTTAATTTGTGCTTTTAAAGATGAATATTCTCTTTTAAAATCCGCTAAAGAAACTGGGTCACCTTTTTTAATGACTTCACCAGATTCTTCATCAATGTGATCATAACCACGAGCAACATAGTCATCAACTCTATGTGGCTCGATTGTAAGGATTCTATTTCCTTTTCTTACTTGTGACATAGATCATCCTCCTCTTTATTATTTTTCAACTGCAAATTGAATTGAATTTACTTTTTTCTTTAAAACAAATACATCTTCATGTGATTCTTCATAGTAGACCCATTTTCCTTCAGACATTGCAGATGGTTCATCCAATTTAGCAAATTCATAGTTGATTGGTGTAATGACTGCTAATGGATGCACCATGAACATTTTGATTTGTTTTGCAGAAATTGCAGGTTTATACCCTTGTGTGAAGTCATATACAGTTTTCATTAATTCTGATGGAACTTCAACGATTTTAACCAAGTCTAAGTTAGCGATAGTTCTGTTTAATTTATTTTCAGCATCACCAATGATTACAGTTCTAGCTAATTTTTCAGCTTGTTTTAACATTGCATTGTAAACTGGTGTGATATATAAGATTCTTCCTGTAGATGGAACACGTGCTTCAGCCATGTTGATCATCATTTTATCAAAATATTCTAAGATATTTGCTGCTGTGATTTCATCAGTAATAGGTGTTTGACCTAATTCTTGATATTCAGCATAGATTTTAGAAACACAATATACGTCCATTTCAGGGAATTTTTGTTCTTGGTTGAATGTTTCAGTAATATTACCGATTGAAGCAACCATATTTGTTTGATCAATATCTTTTGGGTGTACCAAAGTAGACCATTTTCTTTCATTAGTTAAAGTTAATGGTGTCCATGCGTTATTGTAGTTTCTAGTTGCATTGGCAATTGTATCTCTTGTTGAATCTACACGTCCTGTAGTTTCTAATGTTGGGATTTCAATTGTTCTTGCATTGACCCATCTATATTTTTGGTTATTTGGAGTATTGAATAAATCTCCGAAATAAAGCGCATAAGGCCAAGCTTGTTCTAACGCTTGTTGATATGCATGTGCATAGTTTACTGCTGCCATATTTAATTTCCTCCTGATCTGTTATTCTTTTGGCATTGCTCTAACACCTGCAAAATGGAAACCGAATGCATTTGCATTGTTTTCTCCACCTGGTGCTCCTTTAGAAGCAGTACCTTTTGTAAATGTTGGTAATGAAGGTTCATCTTTAGTTTTTTCAACAACGAATGCTCCTGCATCCGATTCTTTTAAACCATTGATATATTCATCCGCTCCAATGAATTTGCCGTCTTTCAATTCAAAGTTTTGTTCCTTGAATTGAGAAATGATTCCACGTTTGGCACTTTCAGAAGTAAAGTTCATTCCTGCAAAGTATGAGTTAGTAGCAAAGTCTCTTTCTTGTTGAGTCAATTTGTTGTTCAATTCTGCAGTTTCATCTTTATATTTCTTTTCCCATTCAACAGCGGAATTTTTGATGCCTTCAATATCCATATCCTTGTATGATTTGATTTGCTTATTCGCATCATTCAAGGAGTTTTGAGCTGATTCATATTTTGTGTTCAATGTTTCTAGCTCTTTTGTTTTTGATTCGACTTCCTTGCGGTATTTTTCAATGTCATTACCGTTTTCAGTCATGATTTGATTAACTTGTTCATCTGTTAATCCTAAATTCTTTAAAAATTCTCTTTTCATAAGATCCTTTCATTCACTACGCTTTAGTACGCTGGTTGCATCAGCCTGTGCGGTTGCAGTTTTACGAGTTGCCCACCTCAGAATTCGTTTTCTTTGTGTCTTGCTATGTTGTTTTCAGTTTTTGGGTACAAAAAAAGGAAATATCAGTCTCTATTGCTGTATTTCCTTTTATTTCTCTCTAGTGCTTTTGTTTTGCTTTTAGGTGGCGGTACGTAGCAATCGTATTTTTCATGACGAACACGACCGCAAATCATACACATATACTGTATCTTCTTAACAATAACGTGTCTTTTCTTATCAAAATATTGAATAGTATGATATTCAAATTCTTGATGATGATGTGGTCTTAATCCTTCAGCCATTGAAAAACACCTCCTTTCTCTAAAATTGCGTATAGAAAAAGCGAGTCTTTTGAACTCGCTTTATATTCATATTTAATTTTTAATCTAATACCATTGATAATTGACTGTTATATTCTTTGATTTTCAAGCTTGTATTGACTTCAGGAGACCAAGATTCCAAATAATTTTTAGCATTTTCATAATCAGTCTTTAGGGTATCTCGATATGAGCCTAATTTGAAATACTTTTTATAGTCTCTCCAAATGTTGCTGAAAAGCTTTCTGCTCATTAATTGGTAAGCTCTTGAATCAATACCGCCTAGTGCACTAATTACAGTTGTTTTAGCAATTCTTTCAAGCGTATATTGTTGTGAACTGTCAATCGTTGTTGATTTTTCTAAATCAGATACCTTTTCTTCAAGAACATCAACTCTTTGAGCTGTTTGTTCATGGGCTTTAATTGTCAACATAAGCAATTCTCTTGGGTCAGTTGGTACTTTAGCATATGAACCAGTCTTTCTCAACGTTGGAAGTACTTCACTTGTTACCCAATGTTTGAATTTCTTTGCTGATGGTAACTTGCTACCAAAGACTAAAGCATATAAGCCTGATTCATTAATGATGGTCACATTTTGCTTTCCACCAGGGGTCATCATTTCAGTGACCCCCTTATCTTCATCATCGACATGCTTAGCAACTGCGTTATTTAATGACTTTCCTTCACCATACCCTAATGCTCTTGCAACATCTTTACCAACAAGCCAAGGTTCATTGCCAATCACCAAGCTTCTAATATTTCCAAACTCTTCATTGTTAAATATTTGTAGTTCTTCCATGTTGACAACCTCCTTTTTTAATTGTTTCTTGAATGTTTCTTGTTAAAGCATTGCACTTTGAAACATTTGATCTAATAGTTTCTTCTACCATGTCAATTTGGTCTTCAATTAACATCATGACATTTGAAACATCATATTTAATATCATTCCCGTTTTCACATGCATCACATGTAACAATGACCATTGAATTAATTCTTTCTAAGTCAGTTAATTTGTTTTCAATTTCTGATAACATGTCAAATAACTTATCTAATTCATTTAACATAACTTTTACCTCTTTCTTCAATTGTGTTCAAAGGCAAAATGTAGTACAATAATCTTGCCTTTTGGCAATAGTTAGTTGTAATGTTTGGTCACGGAGCAACTAACTATTTTTTTATGCTTTCATAAACCTTTTGAATACCCAATGAAATAATTTCAGTTTTGGTTAAATTCAATTTCTTTTCACATTCATCAAGCATTTCTTTTTCATCTTGAGTAAGTCTAACACCAATTCTTACATTTTTTGGGTTTTCTGTAGGTCGTCCAGTTCTTGGACTGCTCCTTTCTTATGAATTTTGTACAAACAAATATTACTATTTTGTACAAACAAAAGTCAAGAGCTTTTTTATTTTTTTATATCATTTCATATCTTTTCATCCAAAATAAAAAGCCACTTATTCGTGGCTTATAAACTATACTAATTGTTTTTCTCTTTCAACTTCTATATGCTCTTTTTCATATTCAGGTGAAATGAATTTTTTTTGTTGAGACAATATACTGTAATAATCCATCTTTATTGGTTGAAAAATTAACAAAACCATATTTTTCATAATATTTTTTTAGGCATTCTTTATTTTCACATTCAACATAAACTGAAACACTAGGAACAAGAATATCAATTTTTCTAACATAATCTATAATCAAACTCATTAATATTTCACCAGTAATATACTGATCGTTTCCATCCTGATAATTTTTAGCTAATTGACCTATCAGTATGGTATTTACAGGATTGCCAACAGCATATGTAGTTCCAAATGCCGTTTTTCTAAAACTATTGGTCATTTCTTTTGAGATAGAGATAGATTTTGTTGTTATGGAATATATAGCACATATTCCATATGATGTTTGTGAATCCTCCGCCACAACCAAATATGTACGAGCCATTCCCGCTCTTTCAAAAGGTATTGCTTTTTGATGTACAAATTCTTCCACATCATTATTTAAAGGACAAGAAAATTTGGAAAGGAGTTCAAATGCTTTCTTCTTTCCAAATTCATCTATTAAAACTTTTAGTGATATAGTTCTATAATTCAAGATTAAACCTCTATTTGATATTCAAAAGTCTCATAATTTCTTCTCTACTAGTAACATTCTTATGTCCTTCAACTTTTGCAATACGTACCTTTTTTTTGCTATTCATGATATTACGAAACTTAGAGGCGTTATTGTTGTTAAGAACAAATGTATCACTTGTAAAACTCTTTGTTGCCATAATATCAACCTCCTCTTCTCAAAAGTATTATAGCACAACTTTTAATAAATTTGACACAATATATGTTAAATTTTTATTCAAAAAGCTATTTATATACCGTTTTATATTACTTTATATTGTGCTATTCTACAAAAGTCCAATCTTCTGATAACATATCACTTTGACTCGCTAACCATCCTAGCTGTACACCGCTTGTCCCATGGAAAGCAATGGCTTTGTTTCCCATATCTACGTGATCTACATTAATAACTTCATCATTAGGTGTTTTGAATGATACATTTGTAGCAAGTTCAATGTATTGGTCTTTGCCATTCCATCCTTTACGTTTCACTTTCATTCCACGTTTTAAATACTTAATAGCTTCATCAAACCCAAAAGTGGCCTCTCCACCTAATTCTGGGCAGTTTTCTTCATCAGCAAGAACCCATCCATCATCAAGAATATTAGATAACGTATAAATAACTCTTTCAGTTTCTCTAATGTCCAGTTCTTGGCCATCTTTGGTATGCATGATTACTGTTTTCTTTTCATCATCCCAATACCAATAACCACCCCATGAAGGTAATTTCATTTTCATTCCTTGTTTCATTAAATCAAATGCTTTTTTAAATTCCATAATTATTCTCCTTCTAACATTTAATACATTTATTTTCAATTTTCTTATATGCGTCGAAATATAATTCTTGCTTATTGCCATTGTAGGTTAATTCGTAATACATCCCATCATCTAACGTTGTGCTTAATAACGCTTTGTGATTTTGTAATGTTTTAGCATACCAAACAACGTAAACTTCAAAATCAGGTTGTTCCTTACTTTTATCCAAATGATCTTCTGTATATTCTCTAACTATTTTTTTTGCATAAATCTAAAAATTCATCTGAACCCATTTGTTTTCTCCTTTTTTACTAAAAAATTTCTAAAATAAAAGCAATCATCATAATTAAACCGAAAATAAAAAGTGAGATAATAATTTTCCATAACCCACAAATGAATAGATCAATAAGCTTTAAAGCGATTAAAAGAACGAATAATACTTTTATTAAAGTTTTCATATCAAATCTCCTGATTTTAAGCAAAAGAAAAAGCCAACTTTCGTTGACTTATTATTTACTGTTTTTGTTCCCAAAACCATTTTTTTGCTTTGTTATATGCATCAATCACTTCTTGTGGAAGCTTATCTAGCTCACCATTGGCAATTTGAGAACCATAAGGATCATAAATATCTATGCATTTTTGAATTTCTTCTGGGTACTTTATATACGCTGACATTCTATTTCATCCCTTTCTTGTTTTTTACAAGTGCCATGTACTCTGCTTCTACTTCGTCAAATCGACCAGATAAATAGTTAGCTCTTGCATATTCACTAATCTCAATTACATTATATTCTTTTATACCTTTTTTATCAATGAATTTCTTTGCCTGTGCACACACAAAATCAATATAGTCAGTATAGTTTTCAGCAGTAATTTCACCAAACTTTTCTATATAATTTTGTGCCTGTTTCATATGACACATTTCATGTAAGAAAACTTCAGTTTCTTCAATGACAGATTTTTTATATGCATGTGAACTATAATAAACTACATTGTGAACTGCATCGTATTTACCGTAGGCTCTATCATATTCCAACGGGTCAAATATAATAATTTTTGGTTTCCTTGTAATTCCATATAATTCTCTAGCTTTATTATTGTTGTTGACTATCTTATGTAATGCTCTTGGTTTAACAGTTGCCCTGTTTGAAATATAAACCTCGTCACCATAGCTTGTTACTCTTTTTGCCTTCAAATCTATATCTCTTGAATAGCGGAATTGAGTTTCATCTTTGCTATGAATAATAGGTCGATACATTTGACTGGTATTTTTATTGATAACTTTCTCTCTTGGATAAACCTTTTTAAGGACATTATCAATACCATGTTCTTTCTTGAATTGGATATTGCTTTCTTTAATGAATTGAGAACGCTTATCTTGCCATTCTCTAATCTTTTTAGCTTCTTTGGTGGAATCCACACCGCATTCATCAAGAATATTCTTTCTTTTCTTCCAAGAACGAATCTGACGTTCATAATATCTTTGCTTTTGTTCCAGCTCGTATTGATCATCATTCCTGTTCTTGTCAAATTCTTCGGTATCAACCAGATTGTTCTTATACTCATAATCAGTAACTTCATAAAATGAATGTCTACAGTTTGCTCCACCTAGACCATCAACACGGCCATATCCCGTTGCTTTTTTAAAGTTCTGTAGACCTTTTACAGGAGTATGAAGATAAAACAACTTACCTTGCCATTCCTGATGGGATGGTCGAGCACCGCCATGACTTGAAGTCTTTACAATGTTGATGCCCAATTCTTTGCAGTTATCCATTTTAAACTTCAAAGACGTTTGATTGACACCACTTGTAACTGCTCTTTTAACTGCAGCATCCATTGAAGTTGTATGATCAGTATAACCAACTACTTCAATACCTTTTTGAGAAAGCTTTCTGATTGAGGATTCAATAGCCTTGTCAGCATTGTTTCCTGCAACGATTTTTGAATATGCTTCATCACATGCTTTTATAAACTGCTTGTTGGTGCACTTTCTTGAAATGTTGCAAAGGTTTTTGATTTCACCTTGAGTATCCTTGATACCTTTGTTCAGGTTCTTATTGGACCTGTTCAGCATATCTTTTTTTGATGCTTGAACATCGGTATTTTTCAATCTTGAAGAAATGTTGCTTATTGTTAAAACAATTCCATCTTTTATGATTGATTTTACTTTGCTTTGAGACGATTTCTTGACCTTTTGAAATCCAGTACCCGAATATTCAAAAAACTCTCTACAGGCTTTATTTTTCCATTTTGGATACTCTTCTTCGATATCTTCTAAAGATGCAAGATTTCTTAAACGTAAACCCATCCAAATTAAAAGAAGAGTCTCTAACGTGGTGAAGTCGTTTGAAACATCATCACCTGACTCTTCTAAAAATTTATCAGTTAACATTTACACTATCTTCATTATCATCTTCATCGATATCATCATATCCAATACCTTCAGAAGATTCAGCAACTTCTCTTTTTGCTTCCTCTTCAGTCATACCTTGCCATTTGACTTTGTATTTCCATTCAGGCATCAATCCAGCATTCACTTCTTGAAGATCAATATTTCTTTGTTTTTCACTATCAGTAAGAATACTATCTCCCCAGTCAGTTTCAACAACACAATCCATAGAATTTGATTTACCAAGTCCAATGGCCATGACATTGATTGCATATGCTAAATCTTCAAGCACGTTATTCATACTGTCTTGGATAGCTGAAACTGTATCAAATTTTCTTTGCTTTGACGATTTGATTTCCTCTGCGGTTTTTTCAACCTGTTGAGGATCACTTAAATCACCATAAGAAAGTCCACATTCGAATTCTATTCTTTTTAGAATGTTATTGAATCCTGATGCATAGTTTGCATCGCGTAACTGTGGTGCATGTACTTTGATTAGCTCAGTTATTGATATACCATTATTGTTTGAAGTGGTATCAATATCATACGTTCTAAACAATCTTCTTTTTCCTGCAGGAAGTTCAGGTTTGTTCGTGTATGGATTCATCTCAAAAGCATCACTTATCGCTTCAACTGCCATTTCTCCACCAATGAATTCCCAAATGTAACGGCTGTACTGTTCTTCGGCATCCTTGATTAAATCAATTGCCTTGACATAACATGGAACACCGAGAGGAGAGTTTTTATCAATCGTATTGATAATTGGAACTCTAAAGTATCCAAATAAAGGTCTATCTACACCACTTATTTCAAAATGTTCTTCCATTCCCTTCCAGTCAGGAACTGTATCCAATGCTATTTGATTTCCAAAATCATCGTATGAGTTCTGATAATTACCACGAGCATAATCTTTTCTAACAAAAGCATAGTTTTCAAATGTATGTACTCCATTTTCATATTTTTGATACTCTAAACGGGTATATACGTTTTTGCCTTTGAAAATCTGTTCTACAAAGACGGCTGCGGTTATTTTCTTTCCTTTGAAACCTACTGGAAAAAAGCTGTCAGCATGAACTGCATCAACATATATTTGATTGCCGTCTATATATGGCTTAAAAGCAATTCCACCTTCAGCAAGCCCCCATTGAAGATCTTCATTCAAGTTTTTAATGAATTTTTGATATTCTTTGTTTACATATTCATTAGAAGTAACTTTTGAAACGAGTTCTCTAGTTGAAGTTTTTGAAAGTTCTTCACATATCCCTTGCGCCAATGCTAAAGATTTAACACCATTTTCTTTATTAAGCCACGGCTGTTTGTTTTCCATGATATTATTCCACAATTCAATAGAATTTATCATATCATTTGATATTGCAATATCGATATCATCAACATTAAAAGCTCTTTTTATTGTCGTTGTTGGAAACATCTTGCTCTTTATCCTTTCTAATATTTTTTTAATTGCTGAAAACACTAATCATCCTCACCACCTTCATTTTTCTCAACATCAGGAAGAAATCTTCTGAGATACTTCCAAATGCCCATAATGTAATATCTCATAGCATCCATACAGTGATCATCTTCCTTAACAGGCTTTTCAACACCATTCTCTATGCTCTTTTTGTCATAGCTGTATATTACAATTTCTTTTAGAAGCATTCTTTGTTTGCTGCTGAAAAGTATCTTTTTAAAGCTAATTGACTTTTGAACCCTTGAAATACCCAACTTAACATCATTTTGAGCACCTCTTATTTTAATGAAAGGACAAGCTCTTTTGATTTCTTCAGCAAGTCCTCTTGCACTTGGATCAATATAAAGACTTTGTGGATACTGACCAAATTCTTCTTTGATTTTTTCACACGCTTTTTTAAACTTGAAAGCATATTCGCTAGGAGTTAGCTGTTTACCAGATTCACGTCCTGAATGATAGAATTCATCAAGTCCAAAAGCTTTTTGCTGTACCAAATTAAGTCCCCAAAATTCAAATACAGTTGCATTCATTTGACCGTAGTCGCAAGATGCGTCTATTCTGTTAATTCCATTTATTTCATCATTGGTAAGATTTCTATTTAGAACATGCTTGTCTTTATCGAACATGTAATAAACGATTTCATCCAAACCAATTGATACTCCTAGCCAAATCCAGTTGTACATTCTTTCATCGACTTTTTTCATTTCCATTGCTGATTGAATAAGTTTTTTACCAAGCCACTTTTCTGGCACGTCTCTATAATCAACATGGATATGAATGCAGTCACTACGTTTTTCCATCTTTTTGACCCATTTAAAAATGGATGCGTTAGGATTTTTAGGAGGGTTGAAATAATACTCCATACAGAATTCATCATCATTACCACGTACGAATGTCGCTTCTATGTTGGATATTTCATCTTCTCCTTGGCCACGTTCAAAAAACTCGGTCAGCTCATCTAAAATAACAAGTTTGATAGGCTTTTCTTCATCAATGATCCCTTTTGTATCATCGATAGAGTCGTTCCCTGTAAAATAAACCGAATTGCCATTTTTAAGATATGTAATCTTCATTGGATTCTTTGTTATCTTGAATTGTTTTTTCTTCAATCCTAGACGTTTGATTGCTCGTTTGAATTCATTGTAGACAGTCTTAGAAAGCTTATTGTGAAACTTTCTCATAACAATTACGGAGCATTCATCTTCGCTTACAATCTTATAAATCCCATGAATAGCAGCATAACTTGATTTGGTACCAGCACGACCACTGTCCATAATCTTGTGAACATGTGAAATATCGTTGAAACATGTCAAAAATTTTGGAATGACAATATCTGAAATACGAACCTGTTTTTTCTTAAATTGGTGCATCATTTATGATTTCAACTCCATCATCTTCTTGATCATTCGTATTCAATTGCTTTTTCAATACTTCAATCTTGAGTTTTTGTTCTTCGGTAGTGATATTCATGTGTTTAGATAGCCAATCAAGAGCTTTCATTCTATCCGCTAATTTAATGCTTGCTCCATTTCGACCTTGCTTGACTTCACTTAGAATAGTTCCATCAGCAAATGCCGATTCTTTGAATTTAACCATATTGACAGTTCGCTTTAGAACTTCATCCTCACCTGTATCAGGATTTTTAATAATTACTGGTACTTCCTCTTGGCCATACTCCAAATAGTCGTTCAAATCAGCAAAGGCAATATCGATATACTTTTGAACTATGTCATGCGGATCAAGAAGAGCATCTTCGTACAGTTCTTTTTTTAGACGATTTATTTCTTCTATTACGGCTGGTTGTTTAGACCAGCGAGAAGCCATCACACAAGCACTGTTGTACGGAGTGTTTGGCTTTACTTTTTGATATGCTTTGACCTTGTTATGATATTTTAAATAATAAACGCAAAAGAGCTGATGTTCTTCATCCAGCACACTTGTTTCTACCATTTCTTCAGCTATTTTTTTGCATTCTTTTTTGGTGTGCACACTTTTATTTTGGTGTGCACCCTTTTTCTTCTTTTTTGACCATTCATAGCGACGGCTCCATGACTTGACAGTATTGATTGTCGTACCATATTTTTTAGCAATTTCTTTTTGCTTCATGCCGTTTTTATAGTCTTCGAATGCTAACTCGTGTTTTTCCAAATCATGTCACCACCTCCATTTTTTTATTTATAGAAATAGCAGTTAAAACTGCATCGTTGTTTTTGAAAAAGAAAAAAGCTCCCGTAAGGAACTTTTTCGCAAGGGGTTTAACCTATATGTCTGAACTGTGATTTTAAATTAAATGGGATTGTTTCATTTCTTTAAAAACCACAATAGCATAATAACATGGAAATAAGGGTTCAATCTAGGTCCACTTTGGGTCCAATTAGGGCTCACTTTGGGTTCAAATAGGGTCCAAAATGGGTCCACTTTTAATAAAAAATTGTTATTCGTGATAAAAGCGCTCTTATTTATGGTTTTTAATACTATCTCTAGAGATTTGAAACACTGCTTTCATTTGCTTTTTAGCACCACTCCCAAATAGACATTTTAAAATAAAATGTGATAAAATAAAAAAGCACATCCAAAGATGTGCAAAATATACTACGGAGGTACTAGCAACATGCTATTTACATCAAGCAAGAATATTAGCTTTGGTGTAAGGAAAGGAGCAAGTATTCATGGAATACCTAGTAATGCTCTTTTTAATCTTAGTAGCAACTAAAATGTTGTTGAACTAATCCCACACTTACTTAAAGCTAGTATTCGAAGTAGAAAAAGAGGAAGAATTGCCGTTCTTCCTTTTTTCTTTTAGCATGCTATTTTAATCCCATACTTACGAAAAGCATTGTAGACACAATGATTATTTTTATTTTAATCTTACCTCCGTGCTACATAAATAATATAACACAAACAAAGAAAAAATGGACAGTTTTTTATCGAAAAAAAGCGACATTTAGCGAGTTATATAGTCATATAGAGAGTTATAGCGACATATATAGAGATTTATAGAAAATAAAAAGAATGAAATTTCTATTCATTCTTGATACTTTCATAAAACATATTATTCAATTTTTCAAGTGATGGGCGGTGTTCCATGTCAAGATATTTGGATAATTCTAAACATGCTTTTGGAAATTCTCTTTTGTAAGTTGATTTGCTGATACAAAATGATTCTTCCAATGTGTCAATCATTTCATTATATCCTCTTGAACATACATATGTTCTAATGATGTTTCTATGCCCTGCGTTGAGTAAATATACTAACGGCATAAATTTATCAAGTTCCTTATTAAAGAGCTCTAGGCGCTTTGTTAGAAGCTCCCTGCGCAACATATTAGAAGTGATTTGTTCTCCTTTTGGTTTTGAAAAACTTCCAGGAGCTTCATCACTGTATTTAATTGATTGAGGGCTTGGAATGTCCTCAATTTCAAATGTTAAAGAGAATTTTTCAATATTTATTAGGCGTAATTCTCTAAGATATTTTTTAACTTCATCAATGATCTTCTTTTCTTCATCTGTATATTTCATTCCTTGCCCTCCTGAACTACTTCAATAAATTCTTTTCTTTGTTACCTTCTTCAAGGTACTTTCTTTGTATTTCGAGTTTTTTAATTGCTTTCAAATGCAATTCCTTATCAAAATTAGTTGCACACGTTAAACGACCAATAACGTATTTGATTTCTTGATTAGTCAACTGACAATCATTAAGCTTTTTAATTAATATATTCATTTCAATCACCTTTTTTTGAATTTTTGACTACATAAATCAATACCATACACAATACTTACGACCGAGAGAAAATAAAACATGAGTGAATTTCGATATGATTGATTAATGATTGCAGTGATTATATGAGCTATGATAATTACAGTATAAATCGCTAACAGTTTTGTATTTTGTTTTAAAAGCTTTTCTTTCTGTTGACGGTATTCTCGAAGCAAACCGTATAGATTGCTTATTGTTTCATTTGCAAGATCCAATCCACTAATCAATGCTTTATTTTGTTCTTTTAAATTTTTGCAACGTTTTTCTAAATCATTTTCAGCTTCTAATTTAATCTTCTGCATTATTTACCACCTACTCACTTGATTTGATATCAATAACACCATTTTCAATAACTTCTTTTGCCGGAAAGAATTGAATGTCATAGGCATAAGGATTTTCTTTCTTAGCGTTTGTTTGAATACAAGTGTATGTAACATCATTTGACAAATGCGCATAGAACAGCTTGTACTTTCCTTTTCCAGTTTTGATTGTTACGTTTAAATCTCCATCTTCATCACTATCAAGGGAAATCTTTCCCTCAACAGTGAATAATGGATCATTTGTTCTAGTATTAAGAGCAACGACTTTTCTTGTGATTTTAAAGTTGTTTGCATCTTCTCTAATATTCCAATTAACTCTAGATGCTTTTGAACATCCAGTTAAAGCAAATACGCTTGCTAATATGATTAATACTTTTTTCATTTATTTTCTCTCCTCTTTCTTTTTGATGTGGTGTCTTTCTTCATACCATTCAATATCTTCTTCAACACGTTTTAATAAATTCTTTTCTCTTACTAGATCCTTTTCACTTGCTCCTGGTCTAGTGATATAGTATTGCAAAGCATGTTTTACTGTTTGCATTCTTCTATACTGATTACCCATTTTTATCTCCTATATTTGGAATAGTAATTGGATAAAATCTTCCTTCTTGAAAAAATGTATTAGATAAATCATTGGATTTTATACATTCAAGAAATATCCATTCATTAGATTCTATTTCTTTAATTCTTACAATTTCTTCATAAGGAGCATCATATACCCACATACCAGGGGTTAAATCTTCAAATTTAAGGGGTTGAGGATGCTTGATTTCATTCATTGCATCCTCATAGCCTTCATCATATTGTCCTCTATCATAAATTAGAGCTTTTAGGAGTTCTTCTTTATCAACATTTATGCCAACTTTTTGTACAGCTTTAAATACTGAATTTTCAAAATCCTCATCCATCTTTTGAAATAATTCTTCCATTACTATTTCTATTGGTGACTTATACATTCTTCATACCTCCAAATCAATTCATCAATGGTTTCATCATCTTCGGCATCTTGAAAGTAGCCTCTCATCCTCATGCCGACTAATGTACTGATTTCATCAAAGTCATCTCCACCACATCCATCATCAGAAAATTCTTTTAATAAATCTAATTCAAATTTAGTCATCTTCCATCAACTCCTTTTTCCAATATTTTTTATTCTTTATTTTTGCATAGCTGGTACCATATATTTTATCAAAATCTTTTTCACATTTTTCCAGTTCTTCACATGCCTTATCAAGAGCCTTTTCTAATTGTTTACAATAAAATTGTAATGCTTTATTATAAAGTTTCATTTTTTTGACATTTGATTTTTTCATTCTATCCACCGCCTTATTTTCTTGGTTGCAATTTAATCTTATAAATACTGCTTAAGAAATCTATTCCTTTTTGGGTTACATAATAGTAACTTCCTACGATGGCATTAGAAGCTTTAGCAGCATCTCCCCACTTGACTAACTTCTCCCAACTATCTTTGTACTCTCCGCTAGCAACAAAGAAGTTTCTATAATACTCATAAGTTCTTTGTCCTTTTCTAATTTTGCTAGGGTCAAACCCTAAAGCATGACACATATTGTCAATTTCAAATAATGTATCATCCATCAAAGCCACCCCAATTCACGGCATTGTTGACTGATAGCTTTTAAAAGTTCCATATCAACTGCAGGCGGTTCATCATAGCAAAGATCATAATTTTCAGAATACTCATCATGGTATACTGTTGTTATTTTTTGCTCTTTATCAAACAAAACTACAAATGTATATAAGTATTCTTCTTCATATACGATTGGTTTTTTATAAATAAATCGATCTAATCCAAAATAATCAAATTTTTCTTTTTTAAATCCCATTGATTCAAACATTTCTTGTGCTGTCATTTAACTTTTCCAACCTTTCTTGTTCTCTTTTAGCTTTTTGTACTTTAAAAGCAAACACTTGATCATCATCAATGTTAAACATCACTTTTAATTGATATAGCATAATTTCAACGTCAGCTATTTCTTCAATTAAATTAGCATAATACTCAGGTTCGGCTGGCCTATCTTCATAGCGTAGCATCTTATTCACTGCTTGAATAAGTTCAGCGCATTCTTCCATAGCTTGTCTACATTGTGGTTCTTTGCCATATTTTTCAAGCGATTGTCTAAATATCTTTTTTGTTTCCGTTACTTTATCTATATATTCATCAACATTAAATTCTTCTATTTTATTCATCATCTATTACCTCACAATTTTCTAAAAGTTCTTTAATATTAGTTGGTTCCTCATCTTCCCATGATAGGAAATCGAATAATTCTTTTTTAAAAACATCGTTAAAACCAGCAATATTACCCTTACCATATACAGTCCACCTTTTGTTGTTATCTTGTGTATATTTTTCAGGCTTAAATTTATAACACCAAACAGTACCGTTTTCATCTTTTGCAATCCATTCATACTTATCATTTAAACTTTCTAAAAAGTATTTAGTTGCTAAAGGAATTTTAACCTTTGGTTTTGGTTCAATGTATTTTTTGTAGAGCCATTTTATTTTATTTTGAGGACAACTACCAAAAGGGTTACTTATGAACTCGCACCTTTCGCAAATATTAATACACCTGACACATTCATCGTTTTTTATCGCAAAATTATAATTTAATTCTTTGATTTTTTCTTCATACGCTTCAAAATTTTTCATATCAATACACTCCTAAATAATATCTCTTGACATTCTCCTCACCGAATTTATCAATGAGATTTTGAACTGTTTCCTCACTGTCAAAAAATAATTCTGTAGGTTGAACATTAGTATAGGGTGTTATGAATACTTCCCCACCTTCGTGCGCATAACGAAGAACGTAGTTGTATTTATTTAAAACATACTCCCTAGAAGCGTCCATAAATGCTCTTTGAACATCACAATATAGTTGACATTCTTCTTTTGTTTTAAAAATGCGATTATATTTAATAATAGGATTACTTAAATGAATTTCATCATTAAAAAAGACTGTTGGGCTTAAATTATAATGTGCGACCCAATATTTTTCTCCATTTTTAGGCTTCCAGCCTTTTGGTGTTGGTTCAAAACTGTTTTTGTTCTTTTTAAGTTCTTCTAAATCTTTTCTAACTTCTTCTAACATAGTTTCTAATTCTTTTACTGTTTTCATTGTTGTTCCTCCTTAGTACCGCTTTTTCTGCAATCTACAGATTTTTTTACACCTTAACCTTTCTTAACGTATTCAACATCAACTCCAAAAATATATTTATTGATGTTGTCTCTCCCAGCCTCTTTAATAGCCTTTTGTGCTAAAGCATAGGATGTAAAATAAATAGTGCCTTGATAGCAAACTCCTCCACTCGGATAAATTGCAACCTTTTTATCAACAAAATCATAAAGAATAAAATATTCTTCATCTTGAGAACTTTTGCCTTTTTTTCCGTATTTCAACAAAGTGGTTTCAACCTTGCGTCTTTCAACTTCAAATTCGCCTTCTTTTTTTGTTAAGAAACAATTTCCAATAGCTCTTCTAATAATCTCACATTCAAAATTAGTCCATGTACTTTTACAAATTTGCCCATAATCTGAAATATACCAATATTTATCACTTTCTTTTAAATCCCATACTGTTTTAGGTTTAGGTGGTGTGAGAAACTCTTTTAGTTTCTCCTCGTCCACTTCGTAGCCTTTGTATTTTTCAGCGATTTCTTCTACTTTAATCATCTTTGTTCATCCTTTCTTAACGATATCTTTCATGTCATTTTTGTAATAACAATCTTCACATACTGCATAGCCAAATCCACTGCTATTCAAGATGATTCTTGATGTATAAGAAGTTCCGTACATGATTTTCTTTTCGCATTCACAACAGGCAACTTTCTTGTTCATATCATCTTCGTAATATGTAGACCCTTCAGGCAATGCATAATCTTCATATTGGCCGGTTTCCAAATCATATTTTCTAGCAAAAGCATGATCCATTGCAGTTTTTAATAAATCAAAATACTTTAAAGCATCATCTTGTGTCATATCTTTATAATTTGCATCGAGGACAACAACACCACGCTCTTTACAAAGTTTTGACCATTCTTCACCTGTCATTTGTATCACGTCCTGCCACTGGCTTATTACACATGAAATCTTCAAAATCCATATTGCAATCGGAACAGATTTCTGCTTTCTTTCTTACAAGTCCCATGCCACCATCACTTTTCAATCCACCTGCTTGATATGAGATTTTATAATTATTGACCTCTTTGGTTTTGAAAACTCTTTTACATCTATCACATCGAACAATTCCTCTATCTATTTTCATGATTCGCTTCCTCTCTTCTTTTCTTGGTGATCATAGAAAGTCTTTCATTTCTTTCTTTGATTCTTAAATTTTGCATTCTCAAACGATAATTTTCATTTTCCAGATACGCAATTTTTTTCTTGAGGTGCAAATAATTACCTTCACCCCATTCAAGAAGTAATTTTCTTAATTCATCACACTTTGACATCTCTTAATTTCCTGTTCAATTTTCTTAAAAGTTTGTAAGGAAATGGATTTTCTTCTAAATATTCAAAATAGCTGACTGTTGTTGAAAATCCCTTTATTCCATCAAAATTTCCATGTGAGTAAGGTGTAGCAATGATTTTATTCAAAGCAGCTTCAATATCACCATCAACAATCCTTTTATCAGCACTACCCATGCACATTGCATTTCCTGTCAACATGTTTGGCATTGCATATTCATACAATTCGGTATCTCCTACTTTGTATTTCTTATAGCAGTAACATTGGATGCCTTTTACGATTTTGTTGTCATATCGAACGATATAAATAGCATTAGGAAAATTTATTTTGTATGAATAATTATTATAAGTAACATATTGCATATGCTCAGGTTGCTTTATAACAGCATAATCAATACCAGCGCCTATCGTGTTTTCAGAAAACAATTTTATGTTTGCTTTCTCATGCTGATCTTTGATAAAAAAATCATTAAAAAGTTTTACCAGTTCTTCTTTTGAAAGCATTTTGAATGTAATCTTCTCGTTTTGTTTGATACATAATTCAGCATCATCTTTTTTATTGTTTAAACGAATGATTGCTTCTCTCATTACATGATCACCTCGCTTTTTGTCTTTAATGTGTTTGAAAGAGCTGAAATCAAAGCATTTGAAGTAAATTTATAATCACAATCATCTACTTTTCTTTCGACTATTATTTGCAACAATTCCGTATTGTGCCTTTCTTTTTTTGAAACATTGGCCATGATTTCTAGAGCTTCATTTGCCACTCCAAAATTCAAATCAGGATATTCCCATCCTTCAATTTCAATGTTTCTTACGTTTCCTTTAACAAATTGACCATTTATAAATCGATATCCAAAACCATATAGCATTGCTCTTATTTGATAGCTCTTTTTATAAAGCTTTCTGAATTTCCTAGCTTTTCCCTTATTTTTGAATTTGATATACAGGAACTGTATTTCAGTGGTACCTAGATTGTAATAATCAACCTTAGGTTCGGATAATGTTTCATCCGAGTACTCACACCACTCTTTGGCTTCTGCATATATTTCTCTAAAGACACCTTTTAATTGTGGAATAATAAAACTTACATTTACAAACACTTCATTCTGTTCATCATATAATCCTTCAATCAATGTTTCAAAACCATCAACTGCAAATTCGTTTCTGTCAAAAAAAGGACTTAATATAACTTCTTCAAATTCATAATCGATAACATCTGGAAAAACATGTTCATCTAATAAGTCGATTTCTTGAAAGTTTTGTATCAGATCATTAGACTCATCTTCTTCAAATGCAATCGTTAAATCATCTATAGCTTTTGGTGATGTATAGCTTAAAGCGTTGATGAAAAACTTTTCATAGGTGTTAGGTTCCAATTTATCAGGTATATGATCAGTCGTAAAAAACTGTCTCAAATCTGTTGACAAGTTGAACACCTTCTTTCAACTGATACATGATTAAAGCATTACAATGTTCCAATATCGATACAGCCATTTTTGCATTGGTTACTAGAAACTGAACATTTCCTTTTGCAGCCTGTTCTTGACAAGAAACGTCAAGTGGGTGCTTATCTAAATCGAATTTGTAACATTGACTTCTCAAATTACTTTGTTGAATACCATTCTTTTTTGTTGTGATATAGATATTTCCTTCATATTCACTGTTTGCTGAGTCGATGTAAATAACATCATCTAGCTTCTTAAATACTTTTTCTAAAATCATTCTTGTAGCATCATTATCGACACATCCTATGATTACAGGAACATACCCCTTATCGTCTTGGATGAGTGCAAATAAACTTTCATATGTGCAAAATTTATCATCAAACTCACATTCGATTGGATAAAGAGAGTTGATTTTTCTTGATAATGCTAAAGCCTTATTATCACCAACGTCTTGAGCTTGGTATCCTTGGCGTTCAATGTTTTTAGATTCAACTGTATCGCCATCTATTAGCATCATTTTATGTGACGTTCCTAAAAGAAGTTTTGGAAGGTCTCTTGCTAGAAGAGAACCAGTCCCACCAACTCCAATTACATAGAATTTATATCTTGTATAATTATTGGCCATGTCAACCACCTAGCCTTTTCTATGTTGTTTTCCAGTTACAACAAGAACGTTGTCATCCTCGATATAACTGTATTCCATTGTTCCTGCAAACTCATAATGACGGTGTTGTAACATGATGTCCGTGATTTCCTTTTCTGTATAATCTTGGCCATCTACAAACCCATAAGAAGAAATATCAATCAATCTTCCTTCAGAGTAGACTCCAAATAGATACTTGTAAGTTTTTTCAGTACTTGCTTTTTTCTTAGGTACTTTTTTACCTGCGGGTTTTTCTTCTTTTTTAGATTCTTCTGCAATTTCAGTTGCTTGTTTTTCAGCTTTTGCAACTGGAGCAGGTTGTTGATCAGCTTCTTTTGGTGCTTCTTCAACCTTTTTCACTTCTTTGACAACTGTATCTTTTACATCTTCTTTAGCTGATTCCTCAGCTTTTTTCTTTGCTTCTTGTTCTTCTCTAACTAAATCAAACAATCCCATAATTCTATCCTCCTATTTTGGCCTTCTTTCGCCAATTTCTTCTAGACATATTTTTAAACATTCATTTTCAGCAAATTCACGAATTATAACCAGTTCACACACTTGAATATCATCGCAATATGCTACGTTATTGAGTGCATCTAAAACTACTTTGATGATGTTGTCGATATCCGGTTTAACGGTACAAAGAAACGTTTTATCTAATAGCCAACCTCTTAATTTTTTAGTGGTCGACTTAGGTATTTCTCTATAAGCGAATATCTTCACTCTTAGAGCCTTATCACTTTGATAACTTGTAGTTTTTCGATAGCACATTGCTATTTTTTGTTCGTAATCCCTTGTTTTTTTAGGTGTGTACGCTCTTACGAATTTTCCTTGCGTAGTAAATCTCGGTCTGCCTTTTCCAACGATTGCTCCTGGAACGGTAAACCAAAATTTCTTGTAATCATTTTTGATACCTAAATCAAGCAAGCATTGGGTCGAAATCATCTTCTAGCTCCTCTGGAACAACAGTGTCTTCAAGAAGTGCATCCAATTGTTCCTCTTCTTGGTAATCATCCTCAATTATTTCTTCTTGTTCATCATCTGCAGGTTCTTCTACATCCATATCTTCGAATTCATCATAGTTTGTAGGTTGTTGTACAATTTCCAATGCTTGTTGATCACAAGCGCTTTTCTTAGGATCCTCTTTGATATTGAAGTAAACTGTCATTGTGATAGTGGTTTGTCCACCATTTAATTCTGTTTGATCACACGCTGCTAAATAATATGGGTTCCAATCACCAGCAAGCGTAATAAATTCATCAACACGTTTTGCATCCAACATATAGATATCAGGAAATCCTATCTTGTCCAAAATCTTATTATCTTCTTCAGAAATCCATCTTTGTGTCACTTCAACGATTTTTGGAATCTTGTAAGGATCACCTTTATCAACAGAAAAAACCTTTTTCGACATATACCCTGTATGCTTGAAGAAATTTCTAACTGCAATCAAATATGATTCTTGACAGCTGAAATGTTCAGCTTTCGCCAATTTCATATCTCCGTTAGGTAATTGTGATAGTTCATAAGGGATTTTTCCAAACTCTCTTAATTCATCATCTAAAAGCAAATTACTTTGAAAGTCATAAACTGCAGCATAGTTGTTACATACTAGATAGAGCTTTTCATCATCACCATAAAATACTGGTGTGTAAGTCTTGTTTTTTCCGATGATTTCTTTCGCGATTGAAAGAAATTTGTAGAAAAACGGTTCTTCATCCTTTTTTATTAGCATTTTCATCTCTCCTTTTTGTTTGATTTATTGTTTTTGCGGTCAAATTTTCATCCTAACGAATGTTTTTAGATAATTGGTAAAGTTAATCATCTTTAAAACAAACACTCGATAGAAACGAAAATTTTAAGTTTTTTATTTTAGACTAGAATTGAATGTCATCTTCCATTATGTTGAAAGGTGGATTTTCATTCATAAAACTGTCTTGTTGCTGATTTTGTGTTGGTTGTTGGTACTGATTTGGATTGTATGTCGATTGTGAATGATATTGTTGTTCTTCATATTTGTCTCTAGACTTTGTTTCTAAAAACTGAACTGAATCACATACAACTTCAGTAACATAGACACGTTGACCTTGCGCGTTGTCATATGATCTTGAACGAAGTCTTCCTTCAACTCCAACTAACGAACCTTTGGAACAGTACTTTTCAACATTTTCAGCAGTCTTATTCCAAACAACACATGAAATGTAATCCGCTTGTTTCTCTTCATCATTTCTCTTTGGTCGATTAATCGCTAAAGTAAAGCTTGTAACTGCTGAACCGTTTTGAGTTCTTCTAAGTTCAGGATCACGTGTCATCCTACCAACTAAAACTACTCTGTTTATCATATCTTCTACTTCCCTTGTTATTTTGATTTTGAAGTTTTTGTTCTAATCTTGCTTTTGCTTCTCCCCTGTATGTAAGAACCGAAGAATTGCGTTTTCTAACATGTTCTTCATGCAGCATCTTGATTGACTCCTTGTCGTAACTGCATTCTTTAAATTTTTCGATATTTTTCTTAGCTTCCTGAGAATTGAAGAATCTAAATGGAAAGTTTCCATATTCTTCATCTTCAAAACTAACAATTACGGTGTAGGGTTCAATTAGTTCAATTGTGTAATCAGGAACTTCAATGTTAGAAATAATTTCTCCTATGCTTGGAGCAAAAGGTTTCTTTTTTGAAAATGCTACAATAGCATTTCTTACCTGTTCATATGAGTACTCCATAAACACATCACACCAGACTTCTATAACTTCTCTATCATTGATATTTAATTGTGTTGATGGATTTAGATTTTTGTAAAATTTCAAAATCTTTTTGATTTCCGTTTTTTCCAAATTTAACTAATCCTTTCACTAAATGGAGGGGCGCTACTATATATAGCAATCTTCAATGTCGTATGCGAAGGATTGTTATCTGTGAGTGTGCAACACACCCCTCTTGTTTTATCTTGTTTTTTCTTGTTTATATTGTTTATATTGTTTATATATAGAAAGGGGTGTAGGAATTT